GAGAAGGCGGTAGCGGACGCAGTTAAATCTGATAGTGATACAGCAGACGCAAAGGCGAAGAAACTGAAAGAAGACCAACAAAAGATAGATGATGAATATATCAAGAGTGTTAAACAAAAAGACGCAAATGAATTAACCGCAGCGGAGATATTGTTGGAGGAGAAGAAAAGATTATTTGGTGAGGAAAGTAAGGAGTTTAAGGCACAACAAGATGTAATTAACGCAATTAAACAAAAGGCGATACAGGATGAAATTACAGCAATTGGATTAAAGAAAGAACAAACTGACGCAGACAAACAACGTCTTATTGAATTAGGTTTTGAAAATCAGAAACTTACCAATCAAATTACCGCAAACAATCAGGCACAAGTTGATAGTGACAAGAAGAAACTTGAAGACCAAGCGAACGCAAAGTTGAAGAACGATATGGACGCGTTGGAATATGAACTAGCAAAGACTGAGACTGACTACGCAAGAAAGATTGAAATATTAGACGCCGAAAACTTATTATTAAAAGAAGACTTTGATAAGAAAATAGCGTTAGCGGGTACAGATGTTGAAAAAAAGAAGACATTAGAATTAGAATATACAAAGAAGAAAGATGAGTTAGGTAAGAAGAGAGAAGATATTGACAACAAAGAATATGAGAATAGGGTAGCGATAGCACAAGGTACCGCAAATATGTTAAGTGCGTTATCGGATTTAGTTGGTAAGGATACATTAGCGGGTAAGGCGTTAGGTATATCAGCGGCGTTAATTAACACATATGTGGGTGCGTCTGAGGCGATAAAACAAAAGTCTACATTACCATCACCATTTGATGTTATAGCAAAAGTAGTGAACGTAGCAACGGTCATCGCAACGGGTCTTAAAACAGTACAGGCGATTACAGCCGTACAGGTTCCTGACGCGGATGTTCCTGAGGTTAGAATTAGAAAGGCGTTGGGTGGTGTTCTATCAGGACCATCACACGCAATGGGTGGTATAGCAACTCCATTTGGTGAATTAGAAGGTGGTGAGTATGTTATTAATAAAACGGCAACACAATTATACAGACCTGAACTTGATAAGATAAACGGTTTGGGTGGTAACGTAGACTACCAACAATCAGGTTTTAATGGTAATATTAGTACTACACAACAACCAATAATAAAAACATATGTAGTGGCATCTGAAATGTCATCACAACAAGAAATGGACAGGACTATAAAAGACAGGTCTAAAATCTAAATAAAAAATATATATTAGTATGAAAGTAATAGAATTATTCATAGACGATGAGGAAGATTTAGCGGGTGGTAACGCAATAGCGTTGGTGGAACATCCAGCCCACGAAGAAGACTTTTTTCAATTTTCCAAAGACAAAAAAGAGATTGTCCCAACAGACGAACAACAAACAAAAATATTACAACAATTTAGTCAAGTAGGTCAGGACCATCAACATTTTATGATGGAAGGTCACTTCATTAAATCTATTGACCCTGTGGGTGATTTTAACATAGGTAGAATTGACGATAAGTTCAGTAGTGTAAACATTGGTAACCCTGGTGATAAAAAGGACGTATTGGGTAAAAATTCACTTATGGATTATTCGGATGGTTCGGGTAATTACAAGGTTAGATTTAAGTATGTAGTTAGACCAGGTAGACCAGCGATAATTCAATCCACTAGACAGTTTTGTCGCGAGATGATTAACGCAAATAAAATCTATAGATTAGAAGATATAAATAAAATATTAAATGGATTTAAATCAGAATATCCAGGTGTTGGTAATTGGGGTGACACTTTTCTTAGGTTCGGTGGACCCAACTGTAACCACGTCTTTGTACGAATTACTTACCAAGAAATTTTCAAGAAAGACAAACCAACAGGAGACTACGCAAACAAAGGAGAACAAACAAGAGACGACGCAGCCTTAGAGGCGGGGTCAAACCTAAACGCAAAGACAGCAGCAAATCCATCACAACAAACTGTAAGAAGGGCGGGACTTGGAATGTTTGCAAAAGAAGATGTGGTATTGAATGACTATCCTGACGCAGCGGTAGAAAACGCAAAGAGAGTATTGAATTACTTGGAAGAGACAGGAAACCCTAATGACTGTTTAACTCAGGTCGGTAAGGTGCGTGCGAACCAAATAGCGAACAGAGAAAATCTATCTGAGGATACTTTAAATAGAATGAAGAGTTTCCTATCAAGACATTCAGGTAATGAACGTAGTGGTGGAGCAAGGTCATATGACGAAGGATGTTCCAACATAGCACTTGACGCGTGGGGTGGATTAGAAATACTACCTTGGGTTGAAAAGAAACTAAATCAATTTGAACAGTTCACCTTTGCAGAAGAACAATCAAAACAACAACTATTGGCAGGTCCAATTTTAATTCCTGACAAAATGATTTATCGTCGGGAAGGTATTTCCAAAACAGAATATTATGTGTACTTTTCAAAAGACACAGTTAAGAAAATAGCGTTTAAGTATTTAAGAGATAAGAATATATCAAACGTTAATATAGAACATAATCCAAAAAACAGTCTTGATGATGTATCACTTGTTGAAAGTTGGATAGTAACAGACCCGAAGAATGATAAGTCAAACCAGTACGGTTATGAACTTCCACTCGGAACTTGGTTTGGAATTGTACAAGTAAAAGACAAGGAAGTATTTGAAAAATATGTTGAAAGTGGGGTCGTAAAAGGGTTTAGTCTTGAAGGGTACTTTGAGCAAAAACTCGTAAAATTCCACGACACCAAATTTGATACAGATACATATATATTATCAGAGATAGAAAATTTATTAAAACAATAATAAAATGACCCCTACACAAAAATTACAACAAATAAAAAACTGGTTATTCGGATTTGAACAAAATCACGCGTTCGCGAGATACAAGGGAGAAGACGAAACCGAGTATGAAGTAGATGGTGAAATATCTATGGGTAAAGAACTTTATTCTGTTAACACAGATGGAACAACACAATTAGCAGCAGACGGTGACTATACTATTGAAGGTAAAATCATTAATGTTATTAGAGGTGTCATTCAAGATGTAATATCAGGTAATAGAGTTATAGAACCAAAAACAATAAACGAAGAAAATAAACAAGAAAGTATGTCAGAAAAAGTAGCAATGGTTTCAGATAGTCTTCTTGACGGAACAGAAATTTCCATATCAGGTGACCAAATTATCGCAGGTGCAGACCTTCGTATCAAAAAAGATGGCGAAGAGTTATTACCAGCAGCGGGAGAACACAGATTAAAATCAGGTGTGATAGTGGTTGTAGATGACGCAGGTAAAATCGTAGAGGTTAAACCAGCGGAGGAAACACCAGAAATTGAAGTTGAAGTTAAGTCGGCAGAAGAAAAACCTATGGAAGATGTTAAAGATACAGGTGTAAAATCTGTAGAAGAAATGGTAAAACAAGTAATGGAGGCAGTAGCAGAAATGAAACAAGCGATGACCGAAATGAAAGATAAACAAACAAAAATGAAGGAAGACTTTGCAAAGTTCAAAAAAGAACCAGCAGGTGAACCATTAAAAAGAAACTCTGTATCAAACGAATATCAGTTTGGTTCAGGTTCACACCCACGCGTCCAAATGATGGAGGCGTTAAGAGGTAATTTAAAATAAACAAAAACAAAATAAAAAACAGAAAAAAATGAGTAATTTAAAAAAATACGATTTTAGTTTTGACCTATCAGGTTTACAAGATTATACAGAACAAAGAACTTCTACGTTAATCTCAGAAACTATCTTAACAGGTGACTTTGCACAACAAGTGACAGTAGTACCTAATGTAAAAGGTGTACAAGAATTAAACGTTCTTAGTTCATCATTAACCGCACAGGCGGGTGGTTGTGGTTGGAGCCCATTCAGTGGTAACTCAACTACCTACACACAAAAATCAATAACTTCAGTAAAACAACAATATCAAGAAAGTCTTTGTACAGATGACTTAGAAGGATACTGGTACCAAACTTTATTGAAACCAGGACAATACTATGATAGTCCTAATGATATTCCATTCGCGGAGTACTTGGTAAACTACAAAGTTCAACAAGTTAAAGAGGCGATTGAATTTACATTATTCCAGGCAACTACAGGAACAACAGGATTTGACGGTTTCCTTGAATTAACTTCTTCAGCGTACTCAGGTGACAACGTTACAGTAGTAGCGGCAGCATCAGGAACTACAGCAGCAAACATCGGTGATAGTATTGACTTGATGTTAGCATCAGGAGAAGACTATTTATTGGCCGCAAAAAATGGTGCAATTTTTATGTCTTGGGCGAACTTTAACAAGTACACTCAATGGTTAAGAAATAAAAACTATTTCTACTTTGCACCAGGTAATGGTCAAGAGGCGATTTTACATCCAGGAACAATGTTTGAAGTTAGACCCGTTCACGGACTAAATGGTTCAAACAGAATTTTTATCGGTAAAAAAGATACGTTCTACATTGGTACAGATTTAGTATCTGACTACTCTGGATTTAAAATGTGGTACAGTATGGACAATCAAGAAGTTCGTATGAAAACACAATTTAGAATTGGAGCACAAACTGGTGTTGACCAAATTTTATCTAATAACTTAGCGTAATTAGAAACATATTAAAGGGGAGTTAATTCTCCCCTTTTAAAAAAACATAAACAAGAAAAAACATAAAAATATAAAATTATGAGTTGTAGCGTTAGTTCAGCATATTCCCTTGGGTGTAAGGCGGGCGTAGGAGGTATCCAAAGTTTATATATATTCTCAGCACCAATCACAGGTATTACATACTCTGGTTCAGGTGACACACAAGAAGTTGACATTATCTCAGGTAGTGGAAACCTTGTAGAATTTGAATTATATAGAGGTGGTTCAAACTTCACCGAGGCAATGGCAGCAGACCCAGCAAATGGTACGGTAGTATATACTCAAACAATCACAGCGTTGTTCAGAGATTTTACACCACAATTAAGAAACCAATTTTCGTTATTAGCGAAGAGTGGTACAGTTCAGGCAGTAGTAAGAACCAACAGAGATGAGTACATCTTATTTGGTGCAGAGTTTGGTGGCGGAGACGCAACCGCAATTAACTTAGCATCAGGTACAGCGTACACAGACCGTCAAGGTTACGATGTTACTTTAACATTCTTACAGGCGACACCAGCCTCGTTTATTGATGTTACAAATAACGCACTATCAGCAGCGTTAAGTGGTATCACTATTACCGCAGCGTAATAAAATAATCAAACACAAATTAGGGCGGGTAAAATCCGCCCTTTTTTTAATTAGGATGATATATATACAAAAGGATACAACCAATACTATTGATGTAACTGTGAGTAATGAAACTACTTTATCAGGTGCAACATATTTGTTTGAACTAATCAATTTGGAACGTAAGAGTAAAGTTCGTTTTATCCCTGAGAATGTTACTACAAATGATGTTAATAGATTTGATAGTTTTACATTTTCAACAGTTGATTTAGACCCTATTGTATTAACAGGTAGTACTTGTAATATACATCTATATGTTGGTCCATATACCTATACAGTTTATGACCAATCTAGTCCAACTAACCTTGACCCTACCTTATCAGATGGTATCGTAGAAACGGGTTTAATATGGGTACAAACTAATCCTAATATATAATGTTAAACTTATTACAAAATCAACTTAATTCTTTAGATGTAACGGTAAGTAACGAAAGTGAATTAAACAATCCAACATACCTGTGGGTCTTAACTAATTTGGAAAGTAAGGATAAAACTTATTTTATTCCTTATAACGCAACAGTTCCACACGCAGGTAGATTTGATACATTTACATTCACAACGTATCCTTTACAACCAGAAGTATTAACAGGTTCAACTTGTAATATTCATTTATTACAGGGACAATATACCTATACAATATACGACCAAGTATCTGTATCCAATCTTAATCCACTCTTATCAAATGGTGTGGTTGAAATGGGTATGGCAAGAATGGAACAAAATGAAATTTGTTTCACAACATACGTTACAGAAAATGACGATGTTGAAATGGTTTTATACGAGGACCCATCAGAATTTTTCACATATATAACAGATAATGATGAAGTTAGGGCGGTAGTATTTTACAACCCTGACATTAACTGTTTTGGTCTTGTTTGGAATGAGGCGGATGTATATTGGAATAACGCAGACTTTAATTGGGAAAATTCCAATCCAGTTGTAACTTAATGTAAAAAAAACATATATAGTAATATGAGTACTTTATTCGGAAATAATATTTCACAAACCTATCAAGGGTTAATTAAACTTACTGATAGTACAACAGGTGTAACATCTGTTACACAATCGTTACAAGATGGATTGGGTAATAATATACCTATTCAAGTGTCCAATAATACGGTCAACATATCAGGTTCGTTCTTGGTGAATGGACAACCAATATCTGTTGATACAGGTTCGTTGGTTACCACATCATCATTCAACGCCTATACATCATCAATGGATACAAGGGTTGATGGTATTGAGTTAAAGACAGGTTCATACGCAACCACAGGTTCAAACACTTTTATTGGTAGTCAAATAATTGAAGGGAATTTATCTTTCCCAAGTAATTCTTTTGTATCAACAGATAATGTATCAGGTGCGTTATACTTCTCATCATTAAATCAAGGAACATTATATATTAACGCCGATGGTGGTGAAGGTGATGTGAATGTTGGTCATAATGGATGGACTGGTAAATTAAACGTAACAGGTTCATTAGGTGTAACTAATATACAAGGTACAGGAAGTTTATTCTTACAACCAAATCAATCTGACGCAAGATTTGTGGAAGTATATAATACATCACCAACCGATACACACATCACAGCAAGTGGTGGTCAAATATTCTTGGGTGATGACCAAACATATGTTAAGGTTGATAATTACGGTTCAGTTGAACGTATTGATGTTGTAGCAGGTAATGAATTAGTAGTATCATCATCAGTAACAAATCTTACAGGTTCTTTACATCAATCAGGTACATTCTATCCTGACCAAGTTGATTGGATTAATAGTTCAATTCAATTAGGAACAGGTTCATATATATTAACAACAGACGTATCAGGTGTAACAGAATATGACACATATCAAAATGTGGCATCAGCGTTACAACCATTTATTAATACAGGTTCATTTAGTACAGATGGTTTAATTACCACAGGTTCAGTTGGTGGTAGTCAATCCATCACAGGAAGTTTAGATATTAGTGGTACACTTACCGCAACATCAGCATCAATTACTTATTTACAAACGGTATTTGAAACCGCATCAATTATATATTCAAGTGGTTCAAACCAATTTGGTGACGCATCAGACGATACACAAACATTATTTGGTACAGTTAACTTACCAAATGGTCCATTAAATATTAATGGAGACATAAAAATATCAGGTTCAATAATCGGTGGAACAGTTAATAATGGTTTAATTAAAATACAATCGGAACTAAATAAATCAAGTAGTTTATCAATACCATTTGGTTATATAACAAGTTCTAATCCTGATTTACAAACCAATTTAATATTTGGAAATAGTACAGCACCATCTGGTTCAGGTTTATTAAATAATACTTTAACAGGTTCAATCGTTATATCAGGTAGTAATAATATATTATTAGGTGGTGGTAATAGAGCAAATACTTTAGTTAATCTAGGAACATACGGATATATTAATGGTACTGGTAATATTGGTACAGCAATACCAACATTAGGAACAGGTTCTGTGATTAGACCAACAATAAACAATAACGCGTTACAGTCAGTACTATCATTACAATTTACAACAAGTTCATTAGGACAACCAAATATTGGTAATAACTTAATATATAGTGCAGTACAACTAAACCATCAATCAGGTAGTGTCAACTTCAATGTTAATGGTTTGATTGGTGGTGGTTTAGTATCAACTCAAAATATAACAACCCCAAATACACAAGCAAGTATTTTTGGAAACCTTTTTACAGGTAATTTAAATACTAACTTAAACCACAATAGTTCATCAATATTATATAATGGAAATATTGGGGCGGTTATTGTAACAAATAATTATAGTTCATCTGTTTCAGCGGCGGTAGATAATATAAATGTAACACAAAACTTATTTAATGGTAATAGTATTTCATTAGTAGTTACAGGTTCAAATAGTGGAACAAGAAGAACGTTTAATTCTAATTTAATTAGTGGTAGGTCCAACCTTATAAATTCAAATTTTAGTGGTGGTACAGGTGGACACTTAGTATCAACAGCGTTATTGGGT